TTACTCTGTGATACATGTGCCGCGCAGTGGGGCTGCCATGGACATATCGCAGCTGGGCAGCTCGATCACTTGGGGCGGTAGCATCATGGAGGCTGCTCGCAAGCTAGAAATCGAGATAGCATATGGCGATGCGGCCTATATCCCCCGATATGAGATCCAGCCTGGCAGTGTACTGCTACTGCGCAACGATGAGAGGGAAATCATCCGGGGTGTGGTGGTATCTACTGATCGAGGGCTGTCAGGCACTATGACGGCCACATCCTATGAGCACTCGTGGTATTTGCTGCGCTCGACGGCCACTTACAGGTTCTCCGGCATGGGCGCTGACGCCATCACTAGGCGCGTGTGTTCGGACGCCGGGGTTCCGGTGGGGAGCCTAGTCGCGCCGGGTGTGACAATACCGAAGCTGATACTGCGTGACACTACACTGTTTGACGCGATCATTACTGCCTATACCGAGGCCAGCAAGCGGACGGGCAAACGCTATCAAGTGCGAATGAGCGAGAGCAAACTCAACGTAGTAGCCAAAGGAACGCAAAAGTGGCGCTGGGTATTATCGGCAGAGACTAACGTCTCCGATGCCCAGGTCACCGAGAGCATCGAACAGATGAGCAATCGGATCGTGATAACGAACGACTCCGATCAGGTATTGGCTCGTGTGGAGAATGCAGGGCTCATCGCCCAGTATGGGTTACTTCAGCATTCTAAGCAGGAAGGTGACGTGTCGGCTGGTGAGGCTCGTACCATAGCGCAGACACTACTCAAGGAGCTAGGCAAGTTGTCGCAAACAGCCAGGCTAGAGGTCACGGGCATAGATGACGTGCAGGCTGGTGATGCAGTAGAAGTGCAGGAACCTATCACAGGGCTATCCGGCACCTACTACATCGAGTCAGACGAGCACACTGTGGAAGATGGCCATCACATGATGAGCCTGTCCCTGGCGTGGACCGACGAAGTGCTAACGAAGGATGCACCAGAGGCGCCTAAGAAGGAGGGAGGCGACTCGTTTGACGACCTCTTCAAGTAGCCCCGGCAGTCGGCTTGTAGCATTGATGCAGCAGCAAGCGCGGGCGCAGCTGCCGATAGGCATTGAGTTGGGCACCGTGACAGCGCCGCCTCCTAAGCTCAGGATCCAGCTCGACCACATGCCGGTGGAGCTGGAGGCCGCGGATCTGATAGTGTGCGAACACCTCCTACGGCATGAGCGAATCGTGACCATAGAGCATCAGGACCAGGCGCAGCGCAATCTCGGTGACAAGACGGTGCAGGCCACAGCCTCGGGCGAGTCGATCATCACGTCGAAGGTTAGCGAACATTCGCCGGGACTGGCGGCGTATCAGTGGATGCTGGGCAATCACAAGTATCTGAAGCAACAGTTCGAGGATGTGTTGAAGCCGGGAGATCGCGTGGCCGTGATGGCACTGCCGGGCGCCCAGAAATATCTGGTATGGGACAGGGTGGTGGATATGAGTGGCTGACAGCATATATCCGCAGATAGATGTGCCGGAGCTGCAGGCCGCGGGTTCTGCTGCGCCTGACCTGGGGAGAGAGCTCAAGTTCGACTTCGGCGTTGGCGAGTTCGTGGGTGGGGGCTCACCGCAGGTTGTGGAGGGTGTCGAGGCCCTGAAGGTATGGATCGAGAAGGCCCTGCGCACAGCACGGTATCGCTACCTAGCATACACGGCGGCCTACGGTTCGGAGCTTGAAGCATTTATTGAGAGGCAGCCGCCTTTGACCCAGGCCCTGCTGGAAGTCGAAGTGGAGCGCCTGTGCCGAGAGGCTATTGGCTATGATGACAGAATCCGCGAACTGCGGAACTTCCGCATTGTGCGTGGATCCGACTGTCTCGATGTGGAGTTCGAGGTAGTGACGATCCTGGGCGAGATAGCCCCGATGGGGGTGAGATGGGATGTATGAGGAGCAGACTGAGCAGGTAATACGTGATAGGATGTTGGCTTCCATATCAACCCTGCTTGATAAGCGCGAAGGCAGCTTCACATGGGACGCTATTGCTCCGGTGGCTTTAGAGCTCGCCGAGCTCTACATCCAGCTCGGGCATCTGCACAGGGTGTCGTTTGTGACGGCTAGCTATGGAGACTATCTTGATCTGCGAGCTCGTGAGTGGGGACTCGCGCGCCGCCCTGCCACGCGCGCCACTGGCGCGATCACGTTGACCGGCAAGGCCGGCGTGGTGGTGCCTACTGGCACCAAATTTCGCACGGGGGCGGGAGTGGAGTTTGAACTGACTGCTGACGCAGGCATAGACGCCGGCGGCACTGGCACTGGCGGCATACGTGCAGTTGTGGCTGGCGTAGCCGGCAATGTCATGGCAGAGACTATCACCGAGATCCCAACGTCTATACAGGGCTTGCAGTCGGTGTCAAATGCCGAGCCCACCAGCGGCGGCGCAGAGGTCGAAACTGACGACATGCTGAGGGAGCGGTTGCTGGAGCGTATGAGCCGGCCGGCCACGAGCGGCAATATCTATCACTACATCCAGTGGGCCAAAGCAGTACCTGGCATAGGCGATGCTCGTGTTGTACCTATCTGGGACGGTCCAGGCACGGTAAAGGTGATCCTCCTGGATGCCAATCGGCAACCAGCCAGTGCAGAGCTGGTAGCACAGGTCACTGCCTACATCGAGGCTGAGCGCCCGATCGGCGCCATAGTAACGGTCGTAGCGGCCACCGGAGTGTCGATCAATGTAGGCGCCACTATATCGTATGACGCGGGGCGATATACGCTAGAGGAGATCACTGCCGCAGTTGAACAGGCTATCTCGGCGTACCTTGCGCAGACGGCGTTTCGGCTGGGCCAGGTGAGCTACGCGAAAATTGGGTCAGTGGTTATGAGTGTGGACGGTGTGACTGATTACAGTGCGTTACTGGTTAATGGCGGCACGGCCAATGTAACCCTGAGTGACGATGAGGTGCCAGTGCTGGGGACGGTGACGCTCAGTGTCTAGCGCACAGCATATGGCGAGTTACCTGCCAGGGTACTATAGGCACTCTGGCGTGATGCAAGGGATCCTCCAGGGGCAAGGGACCGGGATAGACGACTACGTGGCTGCTATGGCCGATGTAGTAGCCCAGGCGTTTGTGTCTGTGGCTACCTGGGGGCTGGATCTCTGGGAGTCAGAGCTTGAGATCAAAACCGACCGCAGGCTTAGCATTGATGAGCGGCGATCAACTTGCATGGCAAAGCTCCGAGGTATTGGCACTGTGACGGTAGCTCTGGTGCGGCAGGTCGCAGAGAGCTACGCAAACGGCCAGGTAGCCATCCTCGATAGCCCATATGGATATACCTACGACCTGGTCCGCAACGTCGAAGGCCCTCCAGCTTACACAGTGGTGATCAGGTTTGTCGACCAATATGGTGTGCCGTCGGCCATGGATGCGCTCAAGCGCGCCTTGCGCGCGATCATCCCGGCACACCTAGCTATCGAGTATGAGGTGTTGTATCTATACTGGGACGTGCTAGACGCGCAGACGCTCACATGGGATCAGCTCGATGCACTCGGGCTGGCATGGGATATGTTCGAGAGCGGCGCCTGGCTCAACTAGGGAGGGAGACATATGGCGACATTTCCGGAAAATCTAAACCAGGATGCCAGCACAATCAAAACCCCGGCTGTATACGACAGCGTGATCAAGCAGTGGTTGATGTTTTCGCAACTGCTGATCCTAAACAACTCTGGACAGGTAACGAAGGCACAGCTAGATGCTTTCAACCGCTTCGCCGCAACGGTATACGCTATCGATGGCGGTATCGACAGTCTGGGCGCCAGGGCGGACGCAGCGCAGACGGATCCGACGAAGGCCGCCACGGCGATTGCGATCCTCAAGGGTTTGCTGCAGCACAGTCTCGGGCTGGGCACTGACGCCACGCTGCAGGATATCAAGGCAGCTCTGGGAGTGCTCAATGGCAAGGACTACGCGACGCAAACGACGTTGGCGGAGGCCAAGGAGGTACTGGACGCGATCAAGACTGCTGCGGCGACCGCGGCGACAGAAGCGACGTTAGCAGCAGTCAAGGCCGTGCTGGATTCCCTTGATGGCAAGGTAGCCACTGACGCAAAGCTGGAAGCGGCTAGGGCGCTGCTGGCATCGCTCGACGGCAAGGACTACGCAACCCAGACGACTCTGGCGGCGGTGCTTGCCAAACTCGCCGATCTGGCCACTGCTGCCAAGCAGGACGACGCCAAGGCGGTGCTCGACGCGATCAAGACTTCCGCGGCGGCGGCGGCGACAGAGGCGACACTGGCAGCTGTCAAGACTGCACTCACGGACGGTTCGCAAAAAGTGCAGCTAAGTGGGAGTAAAGTCCGAATCGCCTCTGCTCCCGCGACTGGCGTCAAAACAGTTACAGGGACCGCTGCCGAGGTATTTGCTGGCACGAGCCGCAAACCAGGGCGTAGTCGGCTGGAGATTGCAAATCGCCACCCCGCCCTGGCCATACGCGTAGGGCCCGCCGGCGTGACAGACACTACCGGGCGCAGCGTAGGACCTCTGGCGACGCTAGCTCTGGACATGGATCCGATGTCGGACGTGCCTATCTACGCTGTCAGCGAGGCCGGAGCCTTAACTGTGGAGGTGTTCGAGGCATGATATATGAGTTGAGTCCGCAAGCAGATAGCACGACCCGTATCTCCGTGGATTACCGCGATGAGGGCGTTGCGCTACAGGGCACTACGCATGTTGCCGGTGACGGGGATGCCGCCCGAGCCTATGTGGCGGTGTTTGATAGGGACCTGCGAATGAACTACAAGCGCCTGTTCCCAACGCCGCCCGCGCCCGAACCCGAGGAGGTAGAGATGTGATGCAGTACGTGTCTGGACCATACACAAGCGGCGAACTCCTGACCAAGGTCCGCACTGTCGAAGACTGGCTCGATAACGAGTTCAGAGCGCGAGGGCCGATCACAGATGCGTCTGTCCAGCGCGACATGGCTAATCGCATGCTGGACGCTAGCCAGGGGCGCAACACAGCGATATTTGACGATCAGGGCAACCCCAGCATCATGGTAAGGATACCGGCCATGCTGCTATCGCAGCTGCGCGCGGATTGGCCCAATGAGCTGCACCCGGCGTTCATTGTCGGGGCATCGGTTAAGTCGGAGTTTTGGGTTGCCAAATATCCGGGAGCCACAACGGGGGTCGGTGCGACGGAGCGCGCCATCAGTCTGCGGCGGCGTGATCCGCGGGCAGGCATCAACTTCGACCAAGCCCGGACAGTATGCGCGGCGAAGGGCGCGGGCTGGCACCTCATGACTAACGCCGAGTGGGCCCTGTTGGCACTGTGGTGCAAGGCTAACGGCTACTGGCCGCGGGGCAATAACAGCTATGGCGTAGACGCGTCGAGGCCGGCGGAGACCGGCGAGATATCCTACACCTACACATCGGGCCCGACAGTCTACAACGGGCGCGTGGCCGCCGGCACCGGGCCGGCTGCATGGAGCCACGATGGCACACCGTTCGGTGTTTGGGATCTCAACGGCAACGTATGGGAGTGGGTCGGCGGACTGCGACTGGTGGATGGCGAGATTCAGATACTCGCGGACAACAACGCGGCCGACGGTGCCTCCGATCAGAGCCGGACCTCTACTGCATGGCGCGCCATACTTCCCGATGGATCGCTTGTGGATCCAGGCGCAGCCGACACGCTGAAGTTTGACTCGCCAGTGCCGCTGACCAATGATGACGTCACGCAGAACCTGGGACTACCGATCCTCCGCACAGCGCTAGTTAACCCGCCGGATCCAGCTTGGAACTGGGGCGATAACAACTACGACTACAACTATGGGGCGTTTCAGTCAGTGACGGCGGCGGGCGGGGTGGCAGTGCCGCGCATACTGCAGGTGCTTTCCCTGATGCCCATCGATGCGGATCATGGCGGAGACTGTCTGTACGCGCGGAACTACGGGGAGCGTCTCCCATTTCGGGGCGGGAGCTGGAACATCGGCGCGGATGCCGGAGTGTGTGCGCTCTACTTGAACGACGCCCGCGCCAACTCCCGCCACAACTGTGGCTTCCGCCCAGCGTTTATCCAGCCGTGATCTGCGATCTGTCCCATGCACTCTGTAGGGCGGGCGATAGCCCGCCCCTAACCCGGAGGGCCCTGAATGGCTGAGGAACTGATAGTAATGCAGAAAACCTACGACATGATCCAGTATGGATACTTGTGCCTACAGCAGTATCCCAAGAGTGAAAAACACACGTTGGCAGCTCAGACGAAGCAAGCCATGTTCGGGCTCTTGGAAGCGGTGATCCGGGCGAACAAACAGCACTACAAGAAGAAGGCGATACAGGCAGCAGACATACAGCTCGCCGTGCTGCGTTACCACGTGCGTTTGGGTATGGATCTGGGCTTTTTGGCGGTAAAGAAGTACGAGCATTGGGCCGCTGCGAACGCAGAAATCGGGCGGCTGATCGGCGGCTGGCTCAAATCAGTTCGTGAATGACTTTCGGGAAATGGCCAATGTCTCCCATTTCGGGGCGGGAACTGGAACAACGGCGCGAATGCCGGAGTGTGTGCGCTCAACTTGAACAACGCCCGCGCCAACTCCAACCACAACTATGGCTTCCGCCCAGCTTCACCTTTTGCCAGAAGTGGCAGGCTCACGGGCCCGCCTCCAGTGCGTGTTGGATAAAGGGGCCATTCTCCACGCCGCGCCTCTCCGGCCGGCGAAAAACTGAATTGCCGGGAAAGCGGCTAGTAGCTACGGCGAACCGCGCTACGCCCGGCGCCTCCCCTGGAGGTGATTAGGCAGAAGCGAATCAAGGGGTTGTACCCCCAAATCTACGACTTCGAGAATCTCTATCAAGCATACCGCCAGGCACGCAAGTGCAAACGGTTTCGCGATGAGGTTTTGCAGTTTACCGATAACCTCGAAGAGAACCTCATTGAACTGCAGAACCATCTGATCTGGCGCACATATCGAGTGGGGCGCTATCGGGAGTTCTTCGTGTACGAACCGAAGAAACGGTTGATCATGGCACTACCCTTCCGGGACCGGGTAGTGCAGTGGGCGATCTACAGGCAACTAAATCCACTGCTGGAGCGGCGATATATCCATAACAGCTATGCCTGCCGAGTTGGGCGCGGAACCCACCGAGCGGCGGACAGGCTGCAGTACTGGATGAGATACCTAGAGCGCCGGTGTGAGAGAGTCTATGCACTGAAACTGGACGTGGCTAGATACTTCTTCCGGGTGGATCATGACATCCTCATGAGAATTCTGAAGCGCATAATCGCAGACGAGGATCTGTTGTGGCTGCTTGAAACCATTATCCGCTCAGAGGATACACGGTTTGGCGTGGCCCTGGAGGATCATCAGTTCGCAGGCGGCCGGATCGCGAGTATTGGCATGCCGATAGGCAATCTCACCAGTCAGATGTGCGCGAATCTGTATCTCAATGAACTAGATCAGCACGTCAAACATGATCTTCGCGTGCGGCACTACTTACGGTATATGGACGACATGATCATCTTGCATCCGGACAAGACGCGTCTGTGGCAGCTCAAGACCGGGATCAGCACGTTCTTGCAGAATCATCTGCGGCTTGAGCTCAACAGCAAGACATCCGTGAGACCCATCAGTCAAGGCGTGGACTTTTGCGGCTACCGGATCTGGACCACACACCGGAAGCTACGCAAGAGCACGGCCAAGAAGATGAAGCGCAGACTGAGGTATTTACGGCGCGCCTGCGAGCGAGGCGAAGTGACTGCCGCCGATCTTAATGCCAGCTGGCAAAGCTACTGCGGGCTCCTCAAACACTGCAGTAGCTATAGACTAAAGAGCAAGTTGGAGCAAGAGATTCATGGTGCTACAAGAATAGACTCAATTCTATGGCCTCGGCCTTGCCGGGGCCTCTGTGAGGTGATCATATGCCAGAACCAACGCCCAGGATCGGCCTCAAGCGGCCGCTGGGGACAGACAACGTCACCAGGGCGGCGTATGCCGAAAATCTGGATATCATAGATGCCGCTGTCGTTCGGCCGCAGGACGTGCCGGCGGCAGAGGTGACTGTAGACCCGGCATCAGCGCCTACGGGTAACGCAGGCACTGTAGGCCAACTGCTGGGGTGCCTGGCCAACAGGATCAAAGCAATCACTGGGGCAGCTAACTGGTGGAGCACGCCTGCAACTACTCTCGCTGCTACTGCCCAACACATAGGGGCAGGCGGGGGCGCACACGCCGTCGCTACTACCAGCGCGGCTGGGTTTATGAGCGCCGCAGATAGGAGCAAGCTCGACGGTCTGCCGGCATCGGCAGCTCCAGCATCGCACGTAGGTGCCGGCGGGAGTGCTCATGCGGCGGCAACTACTAGCGTAGCCGGCTTCATGAGCTCAGCGGACAAGAGTAAGCTGAATGGGCTGTCTGGTACTGACTATGCGCAGACTGTAACGACTGTGAGTGGTAAGCGTTCTGGTTATGCCACATATGCGCCGTAGGAGGTAGGGTAATGGCGAAAACGATATTCACAGACCCGACTATCACGGCAGGCAGCACAGCAATACGAACCGTACACATTCAGGAGTTGCGTAACGCTGTAAACCGGTACCGGCAGCACTACGGGCTGGCGGCCAACACGTTCACCGACTCCAGTTTGACAGCTGGTTCGACAGGGATCCGCAAGGCGCATATGGATGAGCTCCGCGCGCAGATCGACTACCTCCATAAACAAGCATTCAGTTGGACTGACCCGACCATTACGGCCGGAGTCACGCCGGTGAGGAAGGCACATATGGACCAGCTCCGCAGCAACATGAATCACCTAGAAACGGATCATTGCTGGACGTGCGATCGCTGCCATAGCCAGAGTTGTTCATACTGCGTATCCGATTCTGGATGTGGACGTGATGGGTTTTACTGTTCCTGCAATTCTGATTATGGCTGTAGCTGTTACTCTCAAGACCCGTGCCACTGTAACACTAATCCAGATGGCTGTGGCTGTGACGGAGATGGAGTCTGTTCAGAGTGCGTCAACGATGCGGGCTGCATTACGGATTCAGTGTGCGACTGCGATCGGGATGATGGCTGTAGCTGTAACACAGAGCGATGCGCAGCATGCAATACAGCAAACAACAGAGTGTGAGGTGGCAAGATGAAACCGGCGGAGCAGTGGCCCGTGACGGCCTTGTCCATGGATTTGACCGAGAATTGCAGCTTGAGGTGTGATTATTGTTTTTGTGGAGAGAAGACCACAGCCGACATGGATGAATCGGTAGCTCGAGATACAGTTGACTGGCTGATATCCAAAGACGTATCTGGGAATGCAACTGACCTCCAGATAGACCTATGGGGCGGGGAGCCTACCATGAGATGGCCGTTTGCACGCGAGCTGATAGCGTACGGCAACACGCGCGCAGCTCAGGAAGGCAAGCGCATACGGTGGAACATGACCACTAATGGCATGCACTTTGATGCACGCCTGGCCGATGATGCTAGACTCGCTGGAGTAACGTTCATGCTCTCTCTGGATGGCACCCGTGAGACGCAGGATAGGTATAGGCCAACACGGGGCGGCGGCAGCTCGTACGACGTCATTACCTCTAACTTGCCTAACATGCTCCGGGTGCAACCCATACTGCGCGTGCGCATGACCATCCGCGAGAGCAACGTGGATAGTATGTACCGGGATGTGCTTGCGTTGTATGATCTGGGGATTCCACAAATCAGTCACTGTTTAGCACATGAGACGCTTTGGACCCACGAGAGTATGGCAGAGCTGGAGCGCCAGATGCGCTTGATCGGTGATTGGTATGTTGAACGCAAACGCTCAGGCGACCGGAAACTGTGGGTCAAGTTCATCCACGAAGGTATAGGTAGGTTGCTGTACCCTCGACCGCTTCAGTATTTCTGTGGCGCGGGACGTAGCTACCTGGGCGTGTCGGTGCATGGCGTGATATACCCATGTCACAGATTCCATGAATTCTCCGACACGCGCTCGTGGCAGGAACAACCGTGGGCCCTAGGTACCGTTACGGGCGGGGTGATGCGACCAGAGATTAGGCAGCGCTTCATAGATGCAAAACACCAGCAGTATTGCCGCGGCTGCAATCTAGCAGCTGCAGGGGCTTGTACAGGTAGCTGCTATGCAGTTAACGCTATCAAGTCGGGCGGGGACATCGCTGTCCCGGCGCACTCCCAGTGTGCCGAACAGCAGGTGATTTATGGTGTGGCGCAGGACGTATATGCTAGGTTGGTCGGCGTGCCGGCTTTCAAGGGTACCCTAGCACGAGCTGCGAGAGATCGCTTCCACAGCCACAGTGCGAGTCTGTGCGTAGAGCCGCGAATGGAGCCCGCAATCGACGTGATCCAGGCTGCGGCGGCCGGCACCACGGCTGAGATCGAGGTCCTGAGTGCGGCGGTTCGGGCCATCAGCGAGGCAGTGTCAGCAATACAGGAAGTGGCTACTACCGGAATATCCGAAAGACAGTGGAGGATGGCGCTTCTAGATGCAATGACTCCTAATATACAGGTCAAATGAGCAGGCAGCCGCCTCGATTGGAGGCGGCTTCGTCATAGGCAGGGGGCGATTAGATGGCAGGTGATCCGATCGGGCGCGAAGACATGGCCGTAGGTTTAGCCGAGGTCCGCACAGAGGTTAGGGCCCTTAATATCCGATTCGACAGTTTCGGGGATCTACTCGACGCGAAACTAGCACCGCTACAACGATGGATGGAAGGACAGCCTACCGTCTGTACTGAACACGAGCGCAGGCTTACTGCACTTGAGGGCACTATAGGCGCTGTCGCCCCCGCTGTCGATGACCACGGCCGACGACTCGTCAAACTCGAACACGTCAGTGCCAACACGGTGCTCGTTGGCACGGCAGCATGGGCTGTAGCCATGGTGGTCATCGGCATACTCATTAAGAAGTTGGCTGGGGGATAGTGACATGACTGACCGCGAGAGATTTGAGAGCCTGATCGGGATGGTGCTAGCCCATGAGGGTGGGTATGTCAACGATCCGGTGGATCCGGGCGGCGCGACCAAATACGGGATCTCGCAGCAGGCCTATCCGCAGCTGGACATCCAGGCGCTCACTGTAGAGCAAGCCAAGGATATCTACTACCGTGACTGGTGGCTCAAGCTCAGATGCCCTGAGATCCGGGATGATCGGGTGGCCCAGAAACTGCTGGACACTGCAGTCAACGCGGGTGCCAAGACCGGCGTGCGTATCCTGCAGCGGGCCCTACGCGATGTTGGGCTGTCGGTGGCCGTGGACGGCGTGATCGGCCCACAGACTCTG